GGGCCAGCGATTTGACCGAGGAGGAAAAAAAACAGTTCATCATCAAGGACAACGTTTCGGTTGGCGATTGGGATTGGGATACCCTTGCGAATGAATGGGATGTACAGGATTTGAAGGACTGGGGGCTGGAAATGCCAGCCGATTGGGGGGTCGAACCCGAACCCGAAGATGACGACAAGTACACAAAGAAACTCGAAGCCCCGAAGTATAAAATCACAGGGGAAAAACCGGAAGCAGAAGAACTAACAGACGACACCCGGTACAACGAACTAATTGGCGAGATAGATGCAGCCGACATCCCGGAAGAAGATAGGGAATTTCTGAAAAAGGCAGCAGTCCGACACATCGTTTTCAACTATACGAAAATTGCCGAGTATTACGCCCACGCATCGAAGGAAGTACAGGAACTTATGGAGAACTCCGCCCTCGTTATTATAGACTACAACAAGGCTATCGAACTCGGGTACGTGCAACTATCAAAACAGATACTTGACCAATACAGCGAAGAATATGGCAATGAAGAATAAAAGTTTCGCCGTATTTATTCTGTCCTACGGCAGAGCTGACAGGGTAATAACAGTCGAAACACTACGTAAAGGCGGCTATACCGGGGACATTTACATCGTCTGTTCAGACGACGATAAGACAATCCCAGAGTATAAAACATATTTTCGCAACAGAGTTATCGTTTTTTCAAAAGACGAATACGAGGGGAAGTTCGACATCGGGGACAACTTCAAAGATAAAAGGGTTGTCGTCTATGCAAGAAACGCAAATTTCGACATCGCAAAGAGGGTCGGCGTCGAATACTTCTTACAACTCGACGACGACTATCAAAGTATGGAATACAAGATACCGACAGCAGAAAAACTGCTCGGCGTGCCTGTGAAAAACCTCGACAGGGTATTCGACTACCTCATAGACTACCACCGTGCGACAGGCAGGATAAAGTCTATTGCCTTTGCACAGGGCGGCGACTTCATCGGCGGCAAAGATAACAACATACATTCCCGGGTGTTCATTCAGCGCAAACTGATGAATTGCTACATAAACAAGACCGACAGCCCTTACACCTTCTACGGACGTATAAACGAGGACACTACTTGCTACGTGACCAACGGTATGCGAGGCGACTTATTCCTCACGTGCCCGATAATATCCGTAACACAAAAGGCGACACAGGCAAACGCCGGGGGACTTACCGAAATATACCTCGACACTGGAACCTACGTAAAATCGTTCTACTCCGTTATGTTCAGCCCTTCATCCGTCAAGGTAAGGGCAATGGGCGCCAAACATTATCGCCTGCATCACTCCGTACGGTGGGCAAATGCCGTCCCTGTTATCGTTGACGAACAGCATAAGAAGAAATGAAGAAAGCAGCAGGTAATATTCATTGGTTAGGAAAATGGGAACATTTATTTATTGAAACATTATGATAATTGAAAAGAAAAAAATAAGCGATTTAAAACCCGCTCCTTATAACCCCCGTAAAAGCAGCGATAAACAAGAGGCAAATCTTAAAAAGTCTCTTGAAAAATTCGGAGTTGTTGAACCTATTGTGTTCAACAAGCAAACTGGACATATCGTTGGAGGGCATTTTAGAATACGAGAGTTGAAAAAGCTTGGATATAAAGAAGTAGATTGCGTTATTGTGGACTTGAGTGAAGATGATGAAAAAGAATTAAATATACGCTTAAACGCAAATACGGGAGATTGGGATTTTGATAAATTAGCGAATGAATGGGATGCAAGGCAATTAACCGAATGGGGTATTGATTTTCCAACGTGGCAAGAAGTAGAAACAGAAAAAGAACAAAACAAAAAACTTTCAGACCGTTTCATTATTCCACCATTTTCTATATTAAACGCAAAATCTGGAGAATGGACACAACGAAAAAACTATTGGCTATCGTTAGGAATAAAAAGCGAAGAGGGAAGAGATAATAATTTACTTGAAAGTTTAAATAAATTAGCTAAAAAATCAGGTCAGGGAGAACAAAAAGATAATAGTATTTTTGACCCAGTACTTTGTGAATTAGCTTATAAATGGTTTAATATTCCAAATGGCAAAATACTTGACTGCTTCGCTGGTGGTTCTGTTCGAGGAATAGTTGCAGCTAAATTAGGATATGAGTATTTAGGTAATGATTTACGAAGCGAACAAATAGAAGCTAACAGAATAAACGCAAAAGAAGTATTGCAGGATTCAGAAATATATCCAACTTGGACTTGTGGCGATTCGTTACATATTGATACCATTGCAAAAGGATATGAAGCTGATTTATTATTCAGTTGTCCACCGTATGCAGACTTAGAGGTTTACAGCGACAAAAAAGAAGATATTAGCAATATGCCATATAAAGATTTTATTGCCGTATATCGTGAAATTATACGCAAATCTTGCAGCCTATTAAAAGATGATAGGTTTGCCGTATTTGTTGTAGGTGATGTACGTGATAAAAAAGGGTTTTATCGAAACTTTGTATCTGATACAATAATGGCGTTTTGGAATTGTGGAGTTATTTTATACAATGAAATGATATTATGCACGCAAATTGCAGCAAAAGCATTAACAGTTTCAAAAGGTTTTAATGCAAGTAGAAAGATTGGCAAAGTTCATCAAAACGTTTTAGTATTTTACAAAGGTAATCCAAAAAATATAAAACAAAACTATCCTGAATTAGATTTAAGTTATATTGAAGAACAAAATGAAATTGAATAATGGCATACGATAAAGAATGATTAAAAGAGAAAGCAATAGATGCCGTAGTTGTGCAGCAAAAAACCAATGGAAAAGAGCGAGGGCAGAAGCATGAAATACTGCCAAGTGATAGTAGATAGGATGAAAACGCTCGATCCCGCCCTTCTTGTGAAGAAGAATGGGATACTTGTTAATATCTAAAAAAACAACGAATGAGAACAGCCGAATCAGTAACACCAATGCACCCAGACAAAATCTGCGACAGGATAAGCGATGCCATTCTTGATGCCTGCTTAACACAAGACCCAAAGAGCCGAGTAGCCATTGAAACAATGGGCGGACACGGAATCATAACCGTAACGGGAGAGATGACGACCAACGCCTTTGTTGACATAAGAGATATTGTTAAGGGCATTGTCGGGGATAAATGCGGTACACAAGTGAACATTGTAAGGCAGTCTTCGGACATAGCAAATGGGGTTGATAGGGGCGGCGCAGGTGATCAGGGAATAATGGTGGGATACGCAACAAGCGAAACAATAGAGATGATACCACGTGAGGTAAAGATGAGCCGTAATCTGTGCCGTTATATATATGAACAATTCCCAACAGACGGAAAGACGCAGGTAACGCTTGGCGACCACAATGAACTGGTAAGTGTGGTCGCGAGTTTCCAGAACACAACATCAAAAGAGATTGAGGATTTGGTAAGGGGTTATTTCGGAGGAGATGGATACAACGTTTACGCCAACCCGGCAGGAGATTGGTCGTGTGGTGGATTTGATGCCGACACGGGCCTTACGGGGCGCAAGCTGGTCGTTGATAACTACGGCCCACGCATACCGATCGGTGGCGGAGCCTTCAGCGGTAAAGACCCAAGCAAGGTAGATAGAAGTGGTGCGTATATGGCGAGAAAGATAGCCGTTGATATATTAAAGAAAAAATGTGCCAATGAAGTTTACGTATGGCTTGCTTACGCCATAGGACACGACCAGCCAGTTGAAGCAACGGCAATCATTGATGGGCAGGTCGAGCCGATAAAAGGGTACGACCTTTCCCCAAGGGGAATGATAGAACAACTGGACTTATTGAAGCCTATATATGAAAAGACCGCAGAATGGGGGCATTTCGGAAGAAATAATACATGGGATAAATAGCAAGACATGGCATTCGACAGGGATAAACTATACCAGCAGGCAGAAACCGCAATAAAGGAAAACAACCTTTTTTTTATTGAGGATATTATTGCATTCATTCCCTGCGCCAAGCAGACCTTCTATGATTATTTCCCCGTTGGGTCTGACGAAATGGACGACCTAAAAGGCCTATTGGAGCAAAACAAGATTCGCACCAAATCCGCAATACGGGCAAAGCTGTACAAGTCCCCAAAGGCATCCGAGCTTTTGGCACTTTACAGGCTTATCTGCACACCAGAGGAGCGGAAGATGCTGAACCAGAATTACATTGAATTAACCGGCAAAGACGGCAAAGACCTTTTGCCGAAGATAGAGATAGAGATAGTAAATGGGGAAAGTTAGGGTAAAGACAACGAACGTATTTCAAAGGCTGGAAGAAGCGTCAAGGGACTTTTCCGTGATTTCGGCACAAGGCGGCTCACGATCGGGAAAGACGTACAACATTGTCCTTTGGCTCGTTCAGCGGCTTCTGTTAAATCAGGAAACCTCATGCTCAATTGTCAGAGCTACCCTACCCGCTTTGAAGGGTTCCGTATTGAGGGATTTCAAAGACATCCTCTTGC